AAATGTTTACTGGTTTTTGAGGGCGCGGAGGAGCAGGTCGCGGACGGAACCGGACTGATTGTCTTCCAGAGCGCGGATCATATACCGGAGCGCATCCATGGCATGGTCGTTTTCCTTTCGCGGTTCTTCTTTTGCATTGCGTCCTTCGGAAGCCGGCAGCCATTCATAGGCATACATTTCGTTGAGAATGTTTTTCAGATTGCGGAAAAAAAAGACGCGGGGTTTTCCGGATGAATCCGGAACGAGCCGCTGTTTGACGAGCTGAATACCCTGGATCACTTCTTTTCTGGCGGCGACGGTGGGAACTCCGCGTTGGTTGAGTTCGGCGCGTTCTTCGGCGTCATGGTCGGCAACGGTGAACAGGAATTTTTCATCGCCGGACATTTCCAGAATGGTTTCGGCATTGAGAGCCGTCAAGGTTTTGTTGCGGTAAAGTTCCCGGTAGATATACAGTCTGCCGTCATGATCGACTGCGCCCCAGAGACAGACGAACGGATTGGTGAATCCGAAGTCAATGGAACGCACGCGTGTCCAGTCGGCAGGGATTCTGAACGGTTCGACAGTGTGAATATCTTCGTCAAATTCGGAATAAACCGCGCCGTCGTTGTCCCGCCATACGCCGTTGAGCATCCGGTCGCGTTTGATGTCAGGGAGTGATTCAAGCATTTTAATGAAATCCTGCGGCAGGTTTGCCATGTTGTCATAAGCAGACCAGTTCATTCTTGCCCATGCGTCGGCGTTTTTCAGCGGCTGTTCGGTTTCGGGATCGACGTGCCGGACGCCGACATAATGGAGCCAGTGGCGCGGTCCGCGCGGGTTGCAGTCGATAAGGAGCTTCGGAACCGCCATGCGTCCGGAAGCGTCGTAACAGCGTTGAGCGAGCCGGGTAATAACCATCTGCATGGTGTCGTAAGAGAGCTGGGTAGCTTCGTTGAGAAAGACTGTAATGTATTCCGTTCCGAGAATTTTTTCCACACGTTCGGCGTTGTCGAGACCGCCGACAATAATTTCCGAACCGTTGTAAAACCGGAGAATGAGTTCGGTTTCATTGAAAGTGAAAACGGTTCCCAGCATGGAACGGTACTGCGGAGAACCGAGGAGATACTTTTTCAGAGAATCGGACCAGAGAGAACTTTTTGCATGAGACCGTGATTTTCTTGCCATGAGCTGTCGTGAGCCGGGAAACTGAAAAGCGCGCATGATGATGTATTCGATGAAACCGGTGGTTTTTCCGGACCGTGCGCCGCCGTCAAACAGGATGTATTTCTTGTCCGGATTGGTCAGAATGGTACGCCATGCGAGTTTCTGTTTTTCATTGAATTCATACCGCATAAGGCTTTCCTTGCATAACTTCCGGGAGCATGAGCCGGATAATCCGGATATGATGAGAAACGGTGCGGCGCGGGATTTCGAGACGTTCGGCTACGGCGGAATCGTGAATGCCGGGATTGCGGAGAATGACAAACAGGATTCTGCGCCGTTTTTCGTTGCCGACAATGGAACGCAGACGTTCCAGAAAATCAATAAGCATTTCGGGATCACGTCCGGCGGGAATAATCTGTTTTTTCTGGGCATGGTAATCCTGTTTCATTTCGCATGAAGAACAAGGCGACGCCGCATAATCAGAGCCGGGAGCAGCGGTGAGATAGAACTTGCAGGATGCACAGGACAGACGCGGATTCAAAGAAAGTTCATTCATTACCATATATCCTCTCTGGTTTGAGAAATTTTATTGATGCGTTCCAGTTCGAATGCTTTCCATGCGTGTTCAAAACCGCCGGCGGCGGCAATGGCAAGAGCCTGAATTTCAACAGGAGCTTTGGAGAACGCGGAATTGGGATCGAAACTGCCGACGGCATTCTGAATCATGGGATTGTCGTTGAGTATGAGTTTATCCTGTTTCATGATGGAAAGCATGGGGTCAAACGCATGAAAGTCGTCCGGCATGGAGATATTATGTATGCGCGGGTATAAGCTGTCCTGTTTGAAATAGATGCGCTGTTCCATGCGTATCATGAACGCCTGGGCGACGATGTTTCCGGCGATATGCTGATTGCAGAAATAATCGGCGACGCCGAAATTCTGATATTGCCGCCGGAATTCCGACGCGAGGAAATTGTCGTATTCCTGAAAGCGGACGAGTTCGAGCAGAGCGGCTTTGCCGTCGGATTCGAAGAAACCGAGGATGCACAATATGCCATACGGAGCGGCGGATTCAGCCGGTACAGGAAAAGCCAGTGAACCGGCGACAAAAACATTTTCCGAGGAATCACCATTGATAAAACGGGTAACCTGCTGAGGTGAAACGGAATATTTCTGCGGCGGCTGGAATCTGGCAGGTATCATGGATTCACCTTACGCCGTCCGGCGACAGAAAAGAAAAGACGTTGTTCTGAACGGTGATGTCCTGTTGAGGAGATGAATTGAAGCCATTCATGGAGTTGAGGAGATCGACGGCGGCGATACGGTCGCGATCCTTTTTGCTGTCATCATGGGCAATGCCTTTGAGAATGTCCATGGCTTCTTCGCGCGACCACATGGAAATTTCGGCATTCTGATTCTGAAGGAACTTGATCCGTTGTGCAACATCCGTTTTATTGGCGAGGCGGCGACCGGAAGGCGCGGCTGATTTCGGGCTGATGTTCGGATAGCACAGCAAGTATGCGTCCCTGACAGAATGTCCATTGGCGACAGTCTGGGCGAATTTTTCGTGAATACTGTTTTTCAAAGGATTCATAAAACTCTCCGCTGGAATGATTTTTTGATAATATAACATGATTTTACAATAAATCAAATATAAATTAATTGTTATAACAAAAAGAAATTGCAATGTTAAGAAATGTTATGATGCTGTTTCGGATATTGCCGTGAGGATTCAAGGAGAAAATGCTTTATTTGAGGGGAAAAGTTGCCCGAAAAAAAGTAAAGGAGCGCACATGATTATCGAGACATTGCAGCAGGTGTCGGTTCGTTTATCTGAAATGGCGGCGGCACAACAGAAAGAAATAGTCCAGAACCCGAAGATAGGCGAAGGGCGGGACAGTTTTCTGTGGAAATGCGGCTATGCTTCAGGGCTGGATCGTGCGCGCGAGCTGATTGACAAAATCATCAATGAAGGAGATGAGGCATGAGTGCAGAGACTGAAAATGCAGAAGTCCAGATCACTGAAAACACGGAACCGGAAACGACGGGAGCGGAAATTACCGCGGGTGAAGATGAAGCGGTCAACTGGAATGATGTTCCTGAACCGGACGACGACCCGTTGAAAGAGCATGAGCAGGAAGCGGAACAGACTGTATCGAATCCGGAATCCAAACCGGAAACCGGCGTGCCGGAAGCCAAAGAAAATTCTGCGGCTGGCGGAACGGAAAACGGCGAAGACGTCTTCTCTTTTCTGAATGAACTGGATGCGGCGGCAGACGGTGCGGATTCCGGCGGCAATCCTGTTCCGGCTGAACAGCAGGAAAAACAGAATGTTCCGGCAGATGAGTTCAATGCGGACACTGTGTTGAGCGGCCTGGAAGACCCGGAGATGAAAAGTTTTGCGGAGGATTATCCGGAGGAAGCGAAGTTTGTGGCGAAGCTGGTGCATCAGATGCTTGGCGGGGGGAACGCGAACGAGCAGATGAAGCGGATTGCCGCATTGGAACAGTATGTGAGCGGAGCGCGTGAGCAGGTTCAGAGACAGGAAGCGCAGAATGCGCAGAACGCCTTTGAACAGGAAGTGCTGAAAATCCATCCGGACGCGAAGGAAATTATGACGGAACACCGGAAGGAATTTGCGGACTGGCTGAAGAAACAGCCGGTTTACCTGCAAAGGCGGTTCCGTGATTCGAGTGATCCGGAAGAAGCGGCGGACATTCTGACGCGTTACAAAGCGGGAACGGGACGGCAGACGGCGGCTTACAAAAAACGTACTGGGCTGTACCGAGGCTTTGGAAGCGGCGGAAAAGTGAAGGGTGCGCAGGGCGGCGAAGAAGTCGGCTGGAACAGTGTCCGTGACGAGGATGTTCCGGACTATTGAAGTTTTGACAGGGGATGCAGATATGGAAGCAAAAGAGAAACAGTTTGACAAGGCATTGGAACGGAAGGAAATCCGTTGTCCAGCGTGCGGCAAACTGCTGCTCAAAGGCGAGTTCCGGCGAGGAACGGCACTGTATCTGCGCTGCCGCGGCACACAATGCGTGTATCACCGGAAAGAGTTGAAAATCAAATTTTTATAATGGAAGGCAAGTAAAACCAATGAACAAGAGAGGCTCCATTGAAGCCCGAAGACCAGGAAAGGGCTTTACAAATGGCAGACATGGTAAACAGGTACGGGGATGTGTCCCAGCGAGTTGGAATTTACTCGGTCAAAAAATTCCTGAAACGGGCGCAGCATGAATCTATCGTGGATAAATTCGCGCAGTTTACGCCGATCCCGAAGAATCACAGCCAGACGCTGAAATTCCGGCGATACAAATCGCTGGATCGAATCACTACGCCGCTGACGGAAGGTGTGAATCCGGACGGCAGGAAATTGACGGTGGAAGACGTTACGGCGAGGATCGATCAGTACGGCGGAGTGGTGAAGCTGACGGATCAGATCCTGGACACTCATGAAGATCCGGTTCTCAATGAGGCGACCAGTCTTCTGGGCGAACAGGCGGGAGAAAGTTTTGAAGCGATCAAAATCGGCATTCTGAAAGCGGCGACGAACCAGTTCTTTGCGGGCGGCACGACCACCGCGACGGTGAGCAAGGCTGTTTCGCTGGGACTGCTGCGCGAAGTTTACCGTTCCCTGCGCCGGAATCAGGCACAGAAAATCACTCGGATCGTGAAAGCGGGTCCGAACATTTCGACGGAGCCGGTGGGAGCGTCCTATATTCTGATGGGACACTGCGATCTGGAAACGGACTTCCGGAAAATCGAAGGCTTCATTCCGGTGGAAAAATACGGGAACTCCATGTCCGCGATTTCCGAATACGAAATCGGCAAGGTGGAAAACTTCCGTATTATCCTGACCAACATGTTTGAACCGACGAAAGCGACCGGAGCGGAAGGAACGACCCTGCTGTCCGGCGGAGTTGCGCCGTCTGCGCAGGCGAAAGCGGATATTTACCCGCTGTTTGCGGTGGGACGTGATGCGTATGCGTTCACTCCGCTGGGCGGCGAGCATTCCGCACATGTGGTGGTAGTCAATCCGAAACCGTGTCAGAGCGATCCTCTTGGGTTGAACGGCAGTGTCGGCTGGAAAGGCTGGATGGGCGGCACGATTCTGAACGACCTGTGGATGAGCCTGATCTGGGTCGGCTGCTCCGCCAGTTACGAATAACGGAACCAACGCCCGGTCTTGCTGAAACGGCAGACCGGGTTTTCAATGCAAACAACAGGAGAACGGAAGAATGGCAAAAGAGACCATCGAACAGAATCAGAGCAAGGGGACGAAAACACGTTATTTCCGGGTGCGTTTTCATGAACGGGAATCGAGTACGGAGATGCCGAATGTGGTTCTTGGGGTGAACGGGGAAATTCTGGTTATCCAGCGGAATGTGGAAGTGATTATTCCAGAACCGTATCTGCGGGTGGCGCAGTCCGCGGTGATCCGTTACAGTTATCCGGAACCGGGCGATAAAGAAACGAAAGTGAAGCATTTTGCGCAGAGCCGCTGTGCCTGTGATGTGCTGGGCGAAGCGACGGAAGAAGAGTTCCTGAAAATGAAAAGAGAAGGAACAGAGAAATTCATCCGCGACCAGAAAAAGAAAATTGAAGAAGCGGAATAACGGGGAGAATCAGAGATGCCGCTGATGGAAAATACTTTGAACGATCTGGCTTTCGGAGTGGAAAACGCCAGCGGCTGCAATGAGCGTCCGGCGGTTCTGCGCGCGCTGCGGGACAGTGCGCGGGAGTTCTGCCGGATGTCGGAAATCTGGGTCAGAAAATTTCTTTACCGGGTGGAAGAAGGGATCACCACGTATGATGCGGCGGGAGCGGAAGATGCGTTTGTTCATCGCGTGATTTCGGTGCGTCTGCGGCGGAACAGGCAGGAGAAATGCGGACAGGAAACCGAATACGAATTGCTGGACGGAAATACCATCCGGATAGACAGAGAGCTTTTGAAGAATCAGAAATATCTGGAAATTGAATCGGTACTGCTGCCGAATCCGGGGAGTGTGAACCTTCCGGAAGAAATTGTGGTGAGGAACCGTGATGCTCTGGTATACGGAGCCTGCGCGCGGCTGATGCGGCAGGCTGGCAAGCCGTGGTTTTCCATGGAAATGGCGGAATACTATCAACAGAAATTCTTCGGCGAAATCCAGCGGGCGATTGCGGACAGCCGATATGAACATGAAACAGAATCGACCGGATTTTCCGGCTGAATGAAACAGAATACAGGAGCCGCATTATGCTGGTGCAGGAAATCATAGACCGAGTGCGTTTTGATCTGGGCGACCAGACAGGATATGACTATGCCGCCCCGGACATCAATTCTCTGCTGGCAAAAATCCGGCGTGAATTGAATGACGAAGAGAATCCGGCGGAAGGAACGGATGTTCTGGAAGCGGTGCGGAAAATTCTTGCCGACGGGAAGACGCATACCGGCGGCGAAGCAAGTCTGGAAAGCATACGGGCGGAACTGAACGATACGGCGGATATCGGAAGCGGTATCGGCACAGAATCCATCGCACAATCTGTGAGGGCAAAACTGGGAGATGTTCCGGATGCGGCTTTGGGGACAACGACGGCTGCGAACATTGACGTGCAGTCGGTGATCCATTATGCGGCGTGGGGCAACATCGGCGGAGTGCCTGGAACGAACGGGAGCATTAACGGTTCGGTGCAGTATGCAAGTTCCGGCGGGATGCTGGGAACGTATGCGGAAGACGGGATCAAAACGATCCGGGGAATGCGTCCGGATGCGCTGGTCGGGAATGCGTTGAGCGGAGGCTTTCAGGCGGCATTGAATCTGTATGTTCTGGCGCGGTGCATTGAAGGCGAAGTGGAAGTGGAAGCCGACCGGAGCCGTTACACTATATTCTACGACCGTTTCATGCAGGCGGTGAAAGCGGTTCCGCCGCATATCCCGGATGCGGTGATAGCGAATTACATTGAACTGGGAGAAACGGAAATCAATGGAAAGCGTCCCGATCTGGGATTATGCAATGCGACGGCTCCGCTTCTGGAAGACTTTGTGATGTATCATCTGTCGCAGAGCAAGCTGGGCGAAACGACGGCTCTGCAAACGAACCTTCAAAGATTCCACAGCAGTCTGAACGAGATTCCGTATCATTATTCCAGTGAAGAGCTTCTCCGTTACATCAGAGACGGAGAAACGGCGGTCATGGAGCTTCGGCCGGATGCGGTGAATCATCTGGAATGTTTTTCGGATGCGGTGAAGAGTTATGCGGTCTGTCATGCGCTGGGACGGCGTTTCGGGAAAGCTGCGGGAACGCTGGAACTGTGGCAGACGCATGATGCGAATTTCAAAGCGGCGGTATCGGCAGTGCCGTATCACTGGACGGATGAAGAACTGAATGTGTTCAAGGAACGCGGAGAACAGGAAATCCGTTTGAAACGTCCGGATCTGGCAAACAGTGCGGCGGAGAATCTGTGTCTGGCGGATTACATTGTGTTCAGTGCGGCGGAAAACCGTATCGGGAAAGAGACCGGCGCGGGCGAACTTTACAAAATTCATTCAGATAATTTTCACCGGAATCTGGAAACTCTGCCGAAGCATTACAGCAGTGATGAATTGGAATCGTATCTGAAAGAAGCAGAGGACACGCTGAAAAGTCTTCGTCCGGACGCGGTGAATGCGGACGGTCAGATCCGGAGCGATTTACAGGGATTGCTGGTGTATTATGCGGTGAACCGTGCATTGGACCGTGATTTGTCGAACGCGTCGGTACAGGCGGTGTGGAAAAGTCATTCGGAGCGTTTTGCGCAGATGGTTCAGAATCAGCCGTACCACTGGGAAGACGCGGAACTGTTGAGACTGCTGCATGATTCACTGCGGGATATTCTGCGGAGACGGGCGGACGCGCGGATGGACGAATACGGGAATGAACGGACGGTGCGGACGGAACCGGAACTGACGGAAGCATATCCGCTGCGTGAAAGTTTCGCGAAAGCAAGCGAATGCTTCTGCGTGTACGGGGCGATAGCGGCTCGTATCGGACGGGAAGCCATGGCGGACGCAAAATATCAAGTGTGGAATAGTCAATACAACAACCTGATTGGCGGAGCGAGATAATGAAGGAAATCAAGATAAATCCGGAGACCGGTACGCTGGAAATGGATGAACTGTATTTGCAGGACACGCTGAAACTGATCCATTCGGGGAGTTCCGGATGTCCGGTGTACGCGGTGTTCTGTTCGGGGAATGTGGAATATCTGGAAAGTCCGGAAGCGGACGCGGGCGGTGAAGCGGAATTCACACTGGATTCCCTGGGACTGCGCCGGGCGTTTCATCATGTACACCGGGACGGGAGCCGCATATTCGAACTCCGGATCATGCGGGACGGCAAGGCGGTGTTGTCGGAAGAAGTGCGGATCTTCAACCGCGAAACGAAAACGATGGATGGAGAATCCGTCAATCCCGGAATCATCGGCGAACTGGTTCAGAATTATCTTGACCTGCATTCCGGTTCCCTGAAAGGCGAACCGGGCGAGAAGGGCGAAAAAGGCGAACGCGGTTTGCAGGGTGAAAAAGGCGAAAAAGGCGAACGCGGTTTGCAGGGCGAACGCGGCGAACAGGGCGCGACCGGCGCAAAAGGGGCGAAGGGCGATCCAGGCGAACGCGGTTTACAGGGCGAACGCGGCGAAAAAGGCGAGAAGGGCGAAAAAGGCGAACGCGGTTTGCAGGGTGAAAAAGGCGACAAGGGCGACAAGGGTGCGCCGGGACAGTCGATCTCTTTTGACGATCTGACGGAAGGACAGCAGAACAAACTGAAAGGTCCGAAGGGCGACAAAGGCGACAAAGGCGACAAGGGAGACGCCGGCGAGAAAGGGAACACCGGCGAGCAAGGTCCGAAGGGGGAACGCGGCGATACCGGGAAAAGCGCGTTTGACCTGGCTGTTGAAAAAGGATATGCCGGAAATATTGACGACTGGCTGAAAAGTCTGAAAGGCGAAAAAGGCGACGGGCTGAAACTGGATGCGACGGTCAAAGTGAAAGGCGATTTGTCTCTTTACGCGCAGGCGGAAGCGGGATTTTCCGTCGGCTATACAGAAACGAATTCATCCAGCCGGGAAACGACGCTGTATATCTACATCAAGAAGACCGGCACATTGGATGACTGGTGTCCGCCGCTGGTGATTACCTGGCAGGGCGGCGCGGACGGAGAGAATGCAAAAATCATTGAGCCGGTGAAATTCCATACATCGGAAAACGGATCCCCCGCCATCGGCAGTGTGGAAGTGATTCAGAACTGCATAAATTTTGAAACGCCGTATGCGGAATGCGTTCCGGCGGGAGTGTATATCGACACGGAAAACGGCGAACAGCAGCTGTTTTCCGGCGCGGGCGGGATAACGCGTCTGGTCAAGAACGGGCAGGACATCAAAATTTATCTGGGAACGAATGTGCCGTCATTTCAGACCGGAAAAGTGTACTTTGCACAGGGCGCGGCGGATCTGTCGATTTACCAGCTGTACCGGAAGAAGGGCGGCAAATACAATTACAGCGATTTCAACGCGAAGCTGTTCGAGCTGATCGGCGAAGGGGAATACCACCCGGAGCCTGAACCGGAAGAACAGCGCATGTACTACGGCTATGTGAACGACGGGACAACGTATCAGGTCAGCCAATTGACGGAAGCGATGCTTGCACTGGGAACGGTGTCTTCCGCCGGAGCGGGAGCGAAGACGGTCAAAGTGAATGCCCCATCCGGCGCGGTGGTGTTCGTTCTGGTGCCGAAAAACTCCGGATTGACGGTGCGCAAGGATAACGGGGTCGGCGGCAAAGCGCCGTTCGATGAGGACAACGGCGCCGCGGGTACTGGCGCGAACGGAACGGAAATGACGTTCGGCGGGACAACCTACCTTGCATACGGGGAATTCAATCTGGTGGATGCGGAAACGATCATTTACATAGGAGCGTAAAAGACATGGCAACGAAAACGACTGGAAATCTTCTGCCGGGCGGGGTCAATACTCCGCTGGATGCGCGTTTTGCGGTCGATACACTGAATGATGTGGAACAGATGCAGAACCCTGTTCTGGGCGGGATATTCTACTGCCGGGCGGACGGAAAGCACTACAAGATCACGGAACTGGAAAGCAAGCTGGTCGGCGCGATTACGGTGGCGAACGCCAAAGTGAAAAGTTACGAGGAGTTCGGTGGGAATCCGGAGGAGATCGCGGCGATCAACACGTCGCTGGCCGGTTTGCAATCGACGGTCAACACGCATGGGAGCTTGATCACTGACAACAAAAACGCCGCCGCCAATCTCCTGAGGCAATACAACGGTCTGGACACGCGCATGACAGCCGCCGAAGGAAACATAACGGGACTGAACAATCTGCCGAAGCTGTCGATAGTGCAGAGCAGCACAGCTCCGGAGAATCCGTCGAACGGGACGATCTGGATTCCCACCGAATCAATCGCATACTCCGTACTGGACTTGATCGCGCCGGATCCGGCGCATGTAACAGACATTCCTGCCTGGAATACTGTGTATCAGGCTGCGAACGCGTGCTGGATTGCGGTTTCTATTGTAGGTTGTGCCGGAGCTGTACTGCTTGGAACAGAAGCGCAGTATGTTGATTCCCATCCTATGGGGTTTTATGTCGGTGGTGGTACTGACTCTGTCTATTCTTTTGTATTCTGTCCGAAGGGATGGTTTTACAAAGCGTTCTTGTCTTCCACTACCGCAACGTTGAGTTATTCACATAAACAGATTTGGAAGTGCAAAGGAGCGTGAGGAAGCATGATAAAAGTTGCATACGACGCGGAAACGGGTGAAGTCAAGAACGCATTCGACAGTTCCATTGAGGTTTCCGGGGAATTTGTTACGGTTACCGAGGACGTCTGGAACTCGATGACCGGAATGAAGCTGAAAGTGGTTGACGGTGTGCTTGCGGCTGACTTGTCCGACGCCAAAGAGAAAGCCCGGAAACGCCTGTGGAGCAATTACAAAGAGCACCAGACAAAGTATGTGGACGCGGAGGACTTGACCCTTGCGTCCCTTTGCGCCGCCGGCGGCAGTGTCAAAGGCAAGGCGGTACAGGCGTGGGTGATGGGACTGTGGAAGCAGTATTACACGGTCAAGGACCTGGTGGACGCGGCGGAGAACCTCGAAGCTTTGAACGGATTGGACCTGACGGCGGCGGACTGCGGCGAACCGCCTTACACGATCCGGGAACTGAACGAGGAAGCGGCGGCGGTCATGGCGAACAGCAATAGCGGAAACAGCAGCACGGAAACGGAAGGTGTATAATGAAAACGACCAGCACGACCGGGGGCGCGCCCGCCGGTTTGACGCTCGGCTTTCATGCGGTCTGCCAGATGGATGGTATGACACCTGAAACGGTGGATTTGTCGTTTACGATGGAAGACGCTGCAAAGACCGGCTGGGAAAGAACATGGTTGAGTTCAGACGGAACGCTCCGTTTACAGGCAAAAGTTTATATTGAGCAATCGCCGGGTTCTGACGTTGACGATTCGGCGCGGACTTGGTTTATCACATCCGCATCGAACAGCGCAACTAACGTTTGGGAAGCAGACCAAAACGGCAGTGATGGACCGGCAGACCCGTGGAACATGTCCGAACTGACGTATGACGAGAACGGGATGTTATATACCCTGACGTGGACGGTTTCGGAAGAAGTCGCGCCGGACGGGACGTTGAATAAGACATTGATCATCCCGGCAGAGTCGAACGCGAAGATATTTTACAACGGGACGTGGCATGAACTGCCGAACAAGGAGTTTTACCAGAACGGCGAATGGACAACGATTCCGGCGTCGGGGAAAATCCGGAGCAACGGGCAATGGATCGACCTGCATTCGCACGCATGGGCTTACGGGGAGAGCAACGACACCTGCCATGAATGCGGAGCGACGCGGACGCATGTGCACGCATGGCAAACCAGCGGCAGGTGCAAAACCTGCAATAAAATCTGTTCTCACAAATGGAGCTATGCGGAAACACTAAATACCTGTACAATTTGCGGGCATACGGAGTTTCATGTTCACGCGTGGAATGGCGCAGGACAATGCTCGACCTGTCATAAAAAATGCAATCACAACTGGAATTCCGACACCGGAGTTTGCACCATCTGCGGCATGGAATGCAGCCACAACAACTGGACATCGGAAACCTGTCCGATTTGCGGCAAGACCACGGATAAACTGATACCGTTCCATAGTGAAAACTGTGCATATTACATCAGTCATGGACAACTGAAAGCCTTTGACGGATCAGCAGTGAACTTCGGCTCCGGCTGGACGGCGATTGAAGGGGGTGAATTCAACCAGGATAAAATTGCAATCGGCATCCGGGACGGCAAGCTCTACAAAATCTTGAACGGGTCGCTGATAACACTGGATGGCAATACCGGGTGGACGGCGGTAGCATACGCAGGCTCAAATCTTTTTTCCGCAATCAAAAACGGCAGTCTGTATTATATTGATGAGAACGGAGAAATCAAGTCCGCAGGCAGTGGAACCGGCTGGACGCAGATATGTCCCGGTTTGGGGATTGCGTCCGGGGCATTATACCGGCAGGATACATTTACAACGCCGGTACGCATCGGCAGCAAGAGCGACTGGACAAAGGTTACGCCATATGCCGGACTGCGCGGCGGAAGGCTCATGCGTATAGACCTAACGCAACCGACGACGATGGAACCGAGCCAGTTGTCTGAATACATTGACTGGGAAGACGTTTGCAGTTTCCAAAAAAGTTCGGCATCCGGCACATACTGTATTTTAGGAATGCGGGACGGCAAGGCGTACATGTACACGACATCATCTGCTGAAAACCAGACAGGGACATCATCTGCAAAAGATCTGGGGACTGCCAATGCGATAACCTATCACAACACAACAGCCTTAATTCTGCGGGGCGACGGTATTTATAGACCGAAGGATGAGACATCCCCAATTATAAAAATGGTACTGGCGGCAGGAGGAAGTTACAGTGCGATTTGCGGCGTGAACTCGGACTATGTGCTGGCGTTGAACAGTAACGGCGATCTGGAAAAACTTGAAATACGATAAGGAGAACGACCATGGCAGAGGAAGGAGTTTTTATGACGGTATTTGAACTTGTGCAGAAGGCGCACCGGATGAATCTGGAAGGGGCGGGAATCCTCGAAAGTTTCAGCCTTGACGAAATAGGGCGGATATACAACGGGATCGGACCGGACCGTTTTCCGGACTGGCTGCGCGAACTGGTAACGGAAAGCGCAGGAATCTTCGAACCGGCGGCGGTAATCCATGACGTGGAGTATGAGAACGGCGGGACGTGGCGTGATTTCACGGAGGCGAACGGACGCTTCCGGCGGAACTGTTACCGGCTGGTGAAAGCGGAATATCCGTGGTGGTCTCCGCTGCGTTATGCGTGGCTGAACAAGGCGCGGCGGTGGGCGAATTACTGTCAGCTTTTCGGCTGGGATGGATTTCACAAGATCGAAGAGGCGTCTGATGGAAACGATCATTGAAGCGATCGGGAAAATCATGGCGGTGGTTGTTCCTATTTTCGCAGGTCTGCTCTGGGTTTTGAAAAGAATCGAGAATGGACAGGCGCGGATGATGAAGAAGATCCAGAAGGTGGACAAGCACAAAGTGAGTTACAAAGAATGCGACAAACGGCGGGCGGAGTGTCCGTGCAATAAAATCAATATGAGAGGATGAACGGCATGGAAAAGTATTTCAGAATGGCGGGTGCAGTGATTGCGGTTGTCTGGGCAGGACTGGTTCTGTCCGGGTGTGCAATGGAAACAGTGGCACAGGGAATGACGACCAAGAATGTTTCGGGAAACGGGACGGTGATTGACAGCCATATCGGAATCAACGCTGAAACCAAAATTCCGGAACTGCGGACGGTTTTCATCAGCGGCGACATTGCCACGGTGAAAGCCGGTACGAACGCGGTATCGTACAGAGAGGAAAGCGCGGCGAGCATCTGGAACGCGCAGAGCATCACCAAGAAGCGTTTTCTGGCGATTACCTTGACCGATGCCGGCGACGTTCCGGCAACCATTAAAGCTGTGGCGGAAGTCATTGCACGGCAGGAAGCGCAGGCGAAAGCGGAGAACGGAGAATGAATCTGATTCTGCCGCAGAAACCGAGGCACGGTTTTCATTCCATATCGGAATTGACGAACTGCGTGGAACATATCATTGACTATCTGGCGAAACAGAAAGTTCTGCTGGATGAAGGGAGTAAATCCAGCGGTGATGCGGAAGAGGAAGGCGGTTTTGAAATCAGCGACAAGGGCAAGGAACTGGAAATCGGCGGCGGTTTTGCCTACTGCAACGGGACAATGACAGCTGTTCCGGGCGTGAAACTGCCGAAACGCGAGGGTTATGTGTGTGTAATCACCAGCCACGACAACGAAACCGGAGTGTGGTCGACGCCGCACATCGGGTTCGGCACACCGGGACAGTTCAGTTATCCGATAGCGCGCGTGAAGAAAGTGAACGACACATACCGTTTGACCGTCGGGGGTGCGGCGGTTTTCATCGCAACGGAAGTCTGTCCGGTGGAAAAAGAATGGGTCGAACAGCAGAAGGGCTGATATGGCGATACGCAAAAACATGAAAGGGAATCTGCTGCTGTCGCCTTCCGGGAATCTTCTGATGCGGAATGAAACGTGTCTGGAAAGCGAAATTGCCATAAAAATCTACACACAGAATTTTCTTCATCACTGGTGTGTGGAGTGCATGGTAAGCGATCCGGACCGGGGATTCCGTCATGTTCCCAGCGACACGACGAAGGTGTCGTATGCGGCAAGTCTGATACTGATGCCGGGCGAATTCGACGTGCTGATCCGGTGGACGGCAGGACATTCGCCGTATCCTGAAATCGAGCTGATGAGCCTGACGGTATACGGCGTATACATACCGCCCGTGCCGATTCCGAAAGCGCCGGACGGCTGGCACAAGGCGGCGCACGTGAAAATCACGGAAGATTACCGGATCGAAGTAAACGGAAGATCCGTGAATTGAAATAACCATGGAATCATGGTCAATTCATTTCGGTTGCGGATTGAGCGGCTTCTATTTCGAGGAGATCGGAATCAGCCGAGACTTCGAAGCACCATTCGCGGGCGAAGATGTTCTGAATGCGGACGGGTCTGCCGTTTATCCATGAACACGGACAGTTGACCTGCAATCCGCCGGCGAACACGGAAAACGAACCGCCGCCGGATTCGGTGGTGGCGCGTACGAGCCGGAAACATACCGGTTTCGGGAAAACGAATACGGCCGACCGCCAAGTGAACTGCGAGCCGCCGTTGTATTGGGTGAGGCTCAATCCCTGCGGCAGGATGTCAAAGATATAAATGATTCCGGAATCCAGGTACAGGCGGATGGAGAAGTTGTCCGCTGAACATTTCATGGATTCCGGGTTCATATTCATCCATTGTTCACGGGAAAAGAAATTCCTGCTGATGACGGAATACTGTCCGGACGCGGAAATTTTAACAAGACCTTCTTCGCTGACATAGAAAGAATCTTCGCCGGATGAGCAGACGGAATCAGACGACAGGCATTTCAGACCGTCTGCAATTTTCGTCTGGCTCATGGATGAAGGATGCGAACCGCGCAGGATGGACGGGGAACCGTTTTCAGTGAAGACAATCACGGAATTCCCGACGACGGAAAGAGCGGTTACTGTTCTTCCGAAGCGGTATTCGTATCTGGACGGCCAGTTGTTTTCGATGTTCGGTTCAGAAAACCGTACTGTATTGCCGATTGCGGCGACGAGCGAGCCGTTGATTTCATGAAGGTATTTCATGCCGTCCGGCGGAGATTCCACGATGGAAAGCTGTTCCTGAAGCAGATAATCCTCTTTGGAATCCTCGTAAACGCCTTCGCCAGGGAACCGGTCGACGAAGAAATATCCGGCGGAAGTTACGGAGCCGCCAGTGCGGTAGATATAATAACCCGGTGCGAGTTCCTCATGTTCCGGGGCATGATCGCCGTGTCCGCCGGAATAAGCGGGCAGATGGATGCGGACAATATCGCCGGCAGTAACCTGAACTTCATCGGAGACGTCCGACGGCGGCGATTCGTGTCTGCCGTCCCAGTATGTTACGACATAGTTTCTGCGCTGAACATTTTTGACGACGGAACATTTGATGACGACGTCCGCGCCGGAGAGTGTCCATGCGCCGGAGCCGGGAGAGAATTTATTGATTTCAATCCCGTTGATGACGAGAGAAGCATAAACGCCGTGGTCTTTGTCGGTGATGGTAATCTGTCCGCCGTATTTGACGGAAACTTCATCGCCGTCGTAAAGAAGTTCGCAGGTGTCTTCGCTGACGCCGTTTACAATCATCATGCCGGGGGATTCATCAAGAACAAGACCGGGATAACGGAAATGGATCCGGCATTGCTGTTTATCATCGTCGAAAGTAATTTTATCCACATCAAGACGTGAAGTTCCGCCGGCAATTCCCCAGTTGTGGCGGAGCTGAAACTTCGGTGAATTATTGCTGTCGCGATAACCGGTTTCGAGATCCCAGAATGGAACGACTTCCACTTTTGCAATAACCGGTTTCCCTTGGGCGAGCGGGATATTGTCCTCGGTGAGCACACCGTTTTCAATAAGATATTTGCGTCCGTCCACTTCGGATTCTACGGGATTGTCCGAGGGGTCCGACCATGGCGGACAGTCGGAGCGCAGTTTGACTTTTCCGCTTCTGGTGGTGCAGTTGAGAGCGGTTTGTGCCGCGGATTCGGGCAGAGCGCGCGGATCGAGGACTGGAATTTCGCCGGAGAAGTTCTGAATATCTATTTTCATTTTATGCGTGTTCCTCCGGTTTGACCGATGGTTTCGAGAGCTTTGATGCGTTCTTCCATGTTTGAAATCTTATTCTGCAAGATGCAGACGGCTTCGACAAGGTTCTGAACGCATTGAAGGACTGTATCGGAAGAATCCGGCATGGAAATACCGCGCACGGCGGCGGCTTCGGGGCGTCGGATTTTGATCATTTCATACCTCCGAGCAGTTTCAGGTTTGCGATTTTGTTTTTCTGTTCGATGTCCGCTATGGTTTTCGCACGAGCTGTTTTTTCCTTCTGCTGATCGAGGTCGACCTGAGCGGCGATGCGCTGCGATTCCGCACGGAGTTTTTCAATGCGAGCGCGTTTTTCTTCAGCGTCGAGTTCAGACTGCTGCGAAAGAGCGGGAAGTTCCTGAATGATGGCGTTGAACTGCTGTTCAATCATCTGGAATTTTTCAGAGACCGCCTGCTGGAATTGAGCGAGCACGTCATTCTGCTGAGCCATATTCTGATTCATATATTTTTCAGCGTCAAGGTCGTTGGTTTTCATCCATTCGGCGAGGAGCGCGGGGAAATCAACGATCTGGGCGAGCATTTCGTTGGAGAGAGCCATGGAAATCATTTCTTTGATGACATTCATGCGCAGGACGCGGTCGTTATAAGAGGCGAATCCCATAGCCTGAACGGAGAAAGAACCTTTGAATTCTTCCGGAATCTGCGGGTCGAGCATATTCCAGTTGTAGAAGAATCTGCCGACCGGTTCAATCCAGTTGTCGTCGATGCCGCGAACGACATCGGAAATATATTTCCCTGCTTTCTCATTCCGCACGGAAACTTCATATGCAGTGGTTGCGTCGGACGGAGCGATACCATGAGCAATTTCCGGAATCATGGAAGCCTCGGAGCCGGATTCCCTGTAAAGCTGAACCAGATCGAAGCCGGATTGCGCGACGTCAGGGAATGTGAGCGGCTGAATTGCTTTGCGGACGTCGTCGCAGGACGCATCTATTTCAATGGTTTTGCCGGGATAGAAACGTCCTTTTTCGTTTTTATTGGCGAAGAAGATTGATTTTACCGCGAAAGCGGCATTGCAGGTAACTTTTTTATTGTCTTCGATCAGTCTGATGATGGAATCAAGGCTCTGCTGTGCCGGCGAACACATATCGACGATACCGCGTCCGCGCAAATCATCCACGGGATCTTCCCATGAAATATGAACATACGGGCGCGGGTTATTTTCAGCAACAGCAAACCGAACGAGAGTATTTTCCACGACCACGGCGATAATTTCGACATCCTTCCGGACAGCCGAATCCCGTTCTGTTCCGGTGTACTCCTTGTCCAGACCTTCGATGTATCTGGCTGGAACGCGTCCGTGAAATTCGATGACTTCGAGATTTTTCTTGCGTTTGCTGATGGCTCGCAGATGAGGAGATTCATTGTCCTTTTGCTGCGCGGAATTATTTTCGACGTCCGCATTGCGGGCAGCAGCAAGTTCGGATAAGGCGTCTCTGATATTCATACCGTCATCTTCGGAGAACGCGGAATAAACATCCTGCAAAGACATCATGTGCCGTTCGAAAATGCCGAGATTCTTCTGAAGGTCATGGTCTTCGAGGTCGGTGAAAATATCCCATACGGAAACATGCTTGAGTTTGAGACCCGGATGTTCCATCCTGACTTCGCGCCAGCCGTCCGGAGACGGGCGGTAAGCGGAATCGGTGAAGTGTTCGGTGCAGATACGGGTATATCCGGTGCCGTAAATGGCGGCGTCGCGGACACAATGTTTGAGCGCAATATCGGCATCAGCCCGGATGAGCTGCTCCTTGACCAGCCGCGTCATGAGAGCGACAGCGGCGGAAGAGTTTTCCGGATTGTCTTCATCATTCACCGCCTGCTCCGGAATCTGCACTTCATTCAGGATTCGTTCGGCGATGGAATTGAGAGTTTTATTTTCCTTCAGCCGCACCGGAACTTCACCGCCGACGAGCAGAACATCACAGACCAGAACTTTCCCGGCTTTCGCCTTGACGGAAGAAAGGTCGGAAACACTTTTGCTTCGCCAGTCATCCTTTTCCTTGTCGGAGCCGGTTTTATTTCCCATGCCGAGACGCTGGTCGATCTTGCCGCCGGGATTCATATCGTATGCGTTCTTGTTGCGTTCCCATGCCGGTTCAAGGATTTTGCGGTTGTCGGCAAAGTCCTTGAAAAGCGAACGGAGATATTGAGCGAGGTTTTCAGTCGGTTTCATGCAAATGCTCCTTTTCAGAATCCAAAATGTTCATACCAGCGTTTCAAACGCGGTGGCGGCGGCATCGGAGACTGTTCACTGAGTTCATCGGAATAATTTTTTTTAAGCCAGTTCAGGAATCCAGTTTCCTTGCCGGCCGTCCATTCCTTTTCCGGTTCGAGAGAAGTTCCTGGGCGCAGAAGCGGATATGACTTTCTGAAACTATTGACACGTTCCGGACCGTAATATTCCAGTGCCGCGTCGGCATCCGCCTGAGCATTCCGCAGACGAGCCTGCGAGGTCTCCGGCAATCCGCGGAGCTGAATGTTCCGCTGCCGCCGCTGAAAATCATTCATTTCATCCCGTTCCGCCGGCGTCCAGTCTTCATACGGTTTGGCAAGAATGGAACGAAGACGGTTTTCTTTGGCGTCAAAAGCGGAACGGTATCTGTTGTAGTCCTCATCTGAAAGCAGATTCCGGATCGGCGGAAGATGTTTTCCGCTTGCCAGCGCGTCATAATGACTGCGTTTCAATTCTTCGTTGACCGCCGCGGGGTCCTGACCGCTTTCGAGCATTTCCCGTTCCCATTGTTCGCGTTCTTTCTGCATGTTTCTGAATTCGTCATCTCCGACTTCGGCGAGGAATCCGCCGAGCGAAGTGTACTGATGAACCGGAATGCTGTTTTCGAAAGCGCGATCTTCTTCCTGCCGCTTCTGCGCGGCAATCCGTTCCTGCTCTCTTTGAACATCCTGTCCTGCCGCCTGTTCGAAATCCCTGAATTGAGGATTTGTCCAGCGGGACAAGCCCGGTGTCCGGTTCATTAAATCATGCGTGAATTTATCTGTCGCCGCTTTGGCTTCTTCTTTGGCTTCTTCCTGCTGCTTCCGGATGGCATTTGCCACATCCTGTTTTTTCTGTGCAATTGCCTGTTCAGCCGGAATGCCGTTGATGAAGTTCTTCGGAGTTTTCCTGGAAGGGAGCTGCGTCTGCGTCCGAGACGCGGGATCCATGACCGGCGGTTGAGGTGCAGACGCGATGGGTTGTCCCTGCTGTCGAGGTGCAGTCTGAACCGGCTCAACCGGAGACGGCGCATTGTTTTTCGGGATTTGAGTATGTCTTTTCAGCCATTCTTCCGCCTTTTGGATTTCCTGGTCGATACGGTTCTGTTCTTTCCGGATCCTTGCGATTCTGTTTTCCTCGTTGAATGTCGATGTGTGCATATCCGGCGGATTGTCTGATTCGACGCGTTTTCTTTTTTTCTGCAATTCCTGTATTCTCTGTCTGACCTGCTGGATGGTGTCCAGTTTTTGCTTGAATTTTTCCGGGTCAAATGCTTTTGCCATACTGGGACTTGTTGATTGAGCATTCTGATTCTGCGCCGCCGGCTGGTTCCGGGCATTCTGCCGGTTCTGTGCCGGCGGAGCGGCGAGCAGCTGAGACGCACGGGTCAAGCCATACTGCATGGCGTTGTTCTGGAAATTTTTGAATGCGCCGGGCTTTTTCAGATTGTCCATCAGCTGTTTCGGGTCGAGATTATTGGCTCTGGCGTATGCTTCGACGGACGCCATGGCGGCGGAATTTGCTTCGGAATTTCCGGCGTTGTAGTATCTGGAAAAAGCGCGCACAAGTTCCGGATTGGAAAAGAAAGCCTCGTCGTTTGATGTATATGTCAAATCGGCAAGACCTTTGGAAAGACGGTCATAAAGAACTTTCTGACTGTCATAGATGCCGGGATGGTTCTGCCGGTAGGTGCGCATTTCTCCGTTTTTCCATGGGGTGAGCCAGCTGTCGCCGGTGTTTCCGGTCTGTGTATCGGACAAATGCGCTTTACGGTAGCCGGACAGGTCATATACAGACGTGAGACCTTTCTGTCTTGCATTGCGTCCGATAAAGGCTTCCATGGAAACCGGGTTTTCCGGGTTGGAGATGACCTGCAGTTTGAAATCGGCGGTCATTCTCTGTATCTCTTCCGGGGAGAAAGCATTTTTACCGTACATTTTTTCGGCGGCGGCGTTTACGGATTCCGGAGTAACTTCCTGATTGTATGCTTTGGCGCGGTTCAAATCCGCCGCAGGAGTTCCGTAACCGGAATTTCCGCTTGATTTTGAACCGGAATTTCCGCCTGATTTTGAACCGGAATTTCCGGCGGATGATTTCCCTGTTCCCATGTTTGTCAGCCGCGCAGCCTGCAGCTGGAGTTGAGCCATACGATAGGCATTCCGTTCCCTGCGGTTCTGTTCATCCTGGTTGCGAGCATACTCACGTTCTTCATTCCGTTCCCTGCGAGCCTGTTCAGCGGCATTCAGTCTGTCCTGGCGATTCTGCTGCATCATCTGATATTGCAGATTCTCCTGCATGGCGGCGAGACGTCCGCGCGCCTTGCCCAGTTTCTTTGCGTTTGCCATATAGTTCACCTCATCTGCCGTAATAGTTGTCTGCGAAAGCATCCATCATGGACGCCCCGCGCGTGAACGGGGACGCTCCGAACATTCGCTGATACGACTTCTGGCGCCACCGGTCAGCTTTCCCGCTGCTCCAAACGTTCCTGTTCTTCTGAATCGGCTGCGGCGTCTGCGTCGGCTGCGGCGTCTGCGTCGGCTGCGGCGTCTGCGGCGTCTGCCCATTCATCGAGTTCATACGTTCCTGCAATGTTTTGTTTTTTTCGCGCAGTGCGGCGAGTTCGCTGTCGCGCTGAAAATCCAGATTGTTCAGACGGTCCATGCGGGCTGTCCAGTACTGGTTCTGCGCAGCGTCGAATGCTTTCTGCTTGAAAGCGAAATCGCGGTCGTCGTTGAATTGGTTCTGCGCCATTTTGAGATAATTGTAAGAAGCGTCATTTCCGACGGCGTTCAGTCCGGCGGTGCGTTCGTACTGCGCGTTGTTGAGCATATTGAGGAATGCGCCTGAATTGGGATTGATCCCCATGCGTCCGGCTGTTCGGATGGTGTTTCCGATCTCGGCGTCATATTGACTGCGCGCGCGGTTGACATTCTGATTGATGTAGTCATCCTGTCCAATGAGCATATTATAGAGCGACATAAGCGTTCTCCTGTGAAAAAGAAAAGGTTTTACCTTTTTTCGGGCAATGTCATGGCTGGAAAATGGCTTGTTTCAAGCAGGGGAATGGAAACAACCGGAAGGATGAAAAACGAACAAATATGAACAGAAATGAGGAACGGGCAGAAAAAAAATATAAAAAAAGCAACTTTCCGCTTGAAAAAACATATCCTATAAGTTATATTACAACATAAATAACAAGGAGATATAATGCAGCATGAAAAGAAAAAATTCTTTGTAATGATGGACGCTGTCCGCGATTTCATGCGCGACCAGCCGGGCGATGTAAAGCATGAATTGAACGGGATTATCTGGAAGCTGGAAACCGAAGGGACTTTGACCATGCCATACGGCGAAAAAATCACAGGAGAAGAACATCTTTTTGCAATTCGTGTCATGCAAGCCGGCAATATCCGGATTTTTTATGCATACGGAAGCATGGATTATGTTTTCGGTCTTCACGGATATGTCAAGAAAACCCAGGACATTCCTGCAAAGGAAATGAAGCAAGCAAAAAGGATGTTAATGCAACTGATAAAAGGAGGTTACATAAAATGAGCAAAGACCACGCCGAATACAGAACGGATGCGCAGATTGCCGCAGAAGTGGCGGAGCTGGCAAAAAATCTTGATGCGAAATATGATGAACAGAGCCGGGAACGCGACGCCTATTTCACCGACCCGGCAAATGAGGCAGAGATAAACGCAATGTTTTCACGTATGAAAGTCATTGAAGAAATGTACAAAGCCCGCCATGAAGCAGGCTTGACGCAAAAAGAAATTGCGGAACGCATGGGAACGAAACAGGCGTATATCGCGGCATTGGAACGCGGACGTAAAAACATCACATTTGCAACGCTGGCAAAATACGCCGCTGCCTGCGGCAAAAAAGTTGCGGTAACGCTGCTGTGATAAAAAGATTGCGCAGGATGCGGCGATTGGCACGACGCCTGCGCCCGCCGTTTAGGTATTGAGCCGGACATTTTTTTGCGCCTCCGGCTCCCCTGATCGTCGCGTGCAGGAAAATGAGTGGCGCGAAAATTTATCGGAACAAATCGTCCTGAATCTGCTCCGTTGACTGCTGATTCTGGTTCTGCCTGGCGTCGTCAAGCTCCATCTGCTCCATGTACGCCGCGAAGCCCAGCATGAAAATCTTGCGGGCGGTCTCACATGCCCGGATATGCTTTCGGCTTTCGCGGCGTTTGACGGTTTCCCAGCAATGCGACACAACCCGGTCTTCATCCCGGATCGCGATGCTCACCAGCGCGCGGTTTCGGCGTCCGATCGCTTTGCCTGTCCGCGTGCTGGCTTTGATTGTCTCCTCCGTCTGCATGGTCAGAACGGTACGCCGTCGTCAGGGTCATACGGCTGCGCCGGGGGCGGAACCGGTTCAGGATCCGGAGCCGGGTTCACCGGCGGCTGTGCGTCCTGCCGCGTGTAACGGTGCTGTTCCCTTCCCCGTGCCGAGTTCCCGCCGGAAGGACCGCCGATGAACTGCACCCGGTCGGCGACAACCTTCATCTTCGATTTCTTTTCTCCGGTGTTGCGGTCGTTCCACTGGTCCAGGGCGAGGCGTCCTTCGACGAAAACGCAACTGCCTTTGGCACAGTATCTTGCCACGTTTTCAGCCTGTTTGCCCCAGACCTGCACGTCAACAAAAACGGTTTCGTCCCGCTCCTGCCCGTTGACCGTGATTTTTCGATTTATGGCTATGGAAAAATCGCAGACTGCCGACCCGGACGGAATGAAACGCTGTTCCGGATTCCGGGTCAGATTTCCCATCAACAAAACCTTATTCAGACTTGGCATTTTCCAGCACCTCCGTATCAACCATGCCCAGAATTTCCGCCGGAAAATCGGGATTGCTCCCGACCTTGTCCTGCGTTCCGGTGCAGACGCGCGCAATGGTTTCGATTTTCCGGAAGTGATCCGGTTCGCGGTAAATTTCGACGGACGGTTCAATGACTTTCATGTTTGTTTTTCTCCTCAAGTTCTTCCAGTTTTGTGATAATGCAGAACATTACTTTTTTGATGCGTTCACACTCCTGTTTGATGCAGAAAATCTGATATGCCGCAACCGCGAATCCGGTCAGCGAAAATGCAATCAGCGCGAAAATACAGAATTCTGTGTTCATTTTGCAAACTCCTTTCTGATTTTATCCATGTGGTGAATCATGCGCATGGCGACTACCGCAACATGCGCGGCTTCCTCAATTACCCAGTAAAATTCTTCCGTGTCGTTGATTGCGCGGGTCAGTTCCAGGAACTCCTCGGTCAGGAGCGATAACCCGAAATCACCGTGCAAACAAAATTCCGGATGTTTCTTTTCGGCTTTTTCCAGTTCAATCAGAATCAGCCCGAACAATTCTTCTTTCTCTTCTGGTGTCATACAGCTTTTGTCTCCTTCTCCTGCTTTTTCCGGATGTGTCTCTGCCGGAAATACTCCGAACGTTTCGCCTTGTGTTCTCGGTAATATTTCTTGTGATACTCTCGCATGTAATTGCGTCTGCGATGCACTTTCTGCTGAATAAGTTCGCCATTGCGCACCGCCAGCAGGAGCGTTTTCAATCCCAGCAGCGGATAACCTCTGTACATGCCCTGCGACATGACCATGGACTGCCAGTCGTCTTGCGGCAGGGTCTTCGCAGAAACAAACTTCCGGTAACGCAGTTTCTCATTCATGCGGGTTCTCCTCTGTCCACTGGATAATCATCATGCAGATGAACATCAGCAGACAAATCCCGAAAACGATGTTGTTTACCATTTTACACTTCTCCGTTTTCGCGCATGAGTTCCCAGAGCTTTTCCGGCGTGTCGACAATGATTTCCTTGTCTTCCGTTATGACTTTTGGAACATCACCCGTCAGATAATGGCTGTACCACCAGTCGACGGCTGTTTCATCAAGGATAAACTTTTTCAGTTCCAACGCCTGGTTGATTCCGTAAATGATTCTATCCATTCCGTTTGTCAGCGTATTCAGCGGCTGGCGTTCAACGTCGAATCCGATTCCGTCGAATTTATCGACCGCCCTTTTCATGGTCAGTACCGCGTTCATGGCGATCAGGAAAAGTTCTTTTGTTTTCTGCTCGTTATCTTTCATTCTTCACCTCTGTCTTTCCTGCAAATCTTTACCCAACTTTTTATTTCTCCTGCCTGTTTAATGGCATTCGCGGTCTGATAAAGCAGTGTTACTCCGTTATACGTCCAGCTTGCATCGCCGGCTTTGCGAACGCGGCGAAACGCTTTCAGCAGTTCATCCGCCTGCTTGACGTATTGTGTATAGAGCTTCTGGAGTTCTTCCGGTTTGTGTTTAGACGGGGTGAATCTGGAAACGGTGATTTCGTCGAATTGATTCAAACGCGCCGCACCCGGATAGATTCTGATTCCGTGTTTATCTTTCACATTTCACCTCTTGCTTTCCGCAGTATTTTTGCTATGGCTTCCGCGTAGCACTCTCTGTCACCCTCATTGCCACCGTGTGCCACAAACTCAAGGACAAATGCAAGCATGTCATACATCTCCGGCGCAGCGACTAACAGATGCGTGGTTGCCTCTGCTTCATTGTCATTGCCATCTATTGGAAACACCTCTGCAACGGTTTTAAGTGTATCTTTCCAGACGCAAACATCATACGATGTGAGCCATTCACCCGTGGCGGACGAATGGGTTTCAATAATAGATGCCGTGTACGGTCCGGGCGTGAATTTTGGTTCAGTCATGGTCATTCTCCTTTCCTTCTAAAAGCCCAAATGAAATTATCTTTGCACCCATCTAAAGCCGGGCATTCCGGCTTGGTACATACTCCATCATTGGTGTCGAAAAACACGCATTCTCCACAGTCTGGCGCAGTGTATGGAACCTTCACATACTCCACGCCGTCAAACTCAACAATTTTCTGTTCGCTCATTTCGTTCCCTTTCTTACAGCTTTATTTCTGTTTCATCAAACAAGGTCGGTTCCGGCTCATATGGAACATTAATATAATCCAGAACCTGTTTCAGATTCAGCTTGTTAATACAGTAATCCCATAATTGAGGGTGCGTCTGTTTCATCTTCTGGAAACGGTTTGGAGATTTTTCGCAGTGAACTCCAAACATGCAAAACATACAGCCAGTTCGCTGGTAACCTGTGCAAACGAGTTTCGGGCGGTTTTTACTATCATTCGTTTCGATAATGTCCCCGTAAACAGAACAAAGCGGAATATTCTTCAGCTTTATGTATTGTAACACGTCCTGCTCTGTCCAAAAAGACATCGGCTTTGATTGTGGACGTTTCGCATCAAAAGCATTACAGCCGTGTCTTATCCAGTCTGTTCTACGGAGTAAGCTCTCTGTTGCCATAACTGCCACAATAGATTTAGACTTATTGTGTTCCCGTTCATATCTTTTTAGAGGCTCTTTTTTTATTACATCACAACATCGTGGGGAAATCTTAAATGGAGCGTCATATAAAAACTGCCATTTCTTGTAATTAAACATTGAATTTTCATAAGGATTTGGCTTGCCTTTATACGAATCAATCAAACCTAATTTACACTTATAGCACTCACTTCCATTTCTTGCTCCTGCGATCCGTTGTGCCACTTCTTTGCTAATAACTGGATAACCGTATTCTTCCAGTACTTGCTTGAAACTTTTCTTGGGACGGACAATATCAACATTATCGAATGTCTTGACAAAAGCCTTGATTTCAGGATATTCCAGCCCCGTGTCCGCGTAAACCGCTTTTATGTCAGGGTACAAAGTTCTGGCAATGTGCAAAAGAACTGTGCTGTCCTTTCCACCAGAGAAGGAAACGTACACGTTTCCTTCATAATGTGTGTACCACTCTGCAATTCTTGCCACAGTGAATCCTACTTTCCGTTCCAGCGGAAGAGCTTGCAGTTCTTTTAACCTTTCCGGTGTGTATTTAGTCATTTTAATCATCCTTTCATTTCATAAGCCAGACAAGTGTTCCTGCGACTGATACGCCCAAACCAAACATCCCTTGTCCTAATATCATTTCACACGCATCAAGCCTGTGTTTATCTGTCGCTCCATAAGATAGGCGCAGAAACCATTATCACAATGCCGCCCAAAATCAGCAGAAAAATGATTTTATCTATTTCCATCTTACTCAACATCCTCTTTGAGCCAGTCAGACCAGCAGTTAAGGCAAACATCATCAGTATCATTCGGTACACCTATGCAAGGACATCCAGCAACCTGCCATTTTACAGGACAGCCTCCACTCTTCCGGAAGAATGCAACCAGCTCATCGTGTTTCATAATTTTAAGTTTATCTTCATTCGTCATTTCTGCACCTCAACCTGTTGCGTTTTCACTGGGATTGAGCGTCCGAGGTTGATGTTGCACGAGCTGTTACCCAGTATTAATGCAATAACCAATAGTGCAATGCAGAAGCAAGACATAACACCGGGTTCATGTTCCACCGTAACTTTCACTTCGAATTCTTTGGGTTCTTCAGTCATTTTTCCGCTCCTTCGTATTTCTTTTTTATGTCATGAACAACGCATTCATCACACTCGATCTCATGGTCTTTCAGGCGACAATAGCCGCAACAAAGACTTGCCAACTTATGAATATCCAAAGCGACCTCGAACTTACGTTCTCTCTGCCTGTCCCGTGCTTCTGCTATTTTATGCAGAGCTTCAATATGTTCCTTGCTCAAATTGTTGTACCACAGGTAATTAGTACTCATATTGCTTCTCCTTTTTCAATCCTTTCAAATTCGATTCTCCAAACAAACGGGTGCAGCATGTATGCGCCCTCGCCATAGCAGGAATCCCACAAAGACCGAAACTTTACCCGACGCACCAGTTCAGAGTCTCCTTCAATGCCTTCCGCTTTGAGTTGCCAGTCCACCAAATCCGGCAGTTGCAAGCAGTCAACGTCTTTCACTTTTAGAAAAATCCGTGCCGCGTCTTTTGGCATGTGGATTGACGGATGCCACTTGAACCCATCCTGAAGCGTCTGCCAATCAGGTTCAGTAGCCCGGTACACGTATTTCTGTTCAAATGCGCTTTCATCAATTCCCCATGTTTCCCTGACATAAAGTATGTCATCTCTGAAATATGGATAGCAATAATCGGCTTGGCTTGCACCTGTTGGTTGCGGTTTCAATGGTCTGCAAGTCTGCGTCTTTTTCCCTGACAGAATTGCACGGACCATTTCTCCTGAAAACAAAATCGGTTTTTCACTCATTTCTGTACTCCTGAAGTGCTTGTTTGACGGAACGCCAGCCCTGCGGACGATACGGCGTGTCGAATACCCATTCGCCGTTGCGGAACAGGTAGACATATTTCGCCCGATAGATGTCGGATGCCTGGTCCAGTAGTTTGTCGGCGGTCTCCCAGGTGCACGGTGCTTCATAGGAATAGGACTGGCCATAGTCGCGGTGATATGCGATGCAGACGTCCTGCGCCTCCGGTTCAGGGTCATCCTTTGACAGTTTGTCGCCGAGGGCGAACAGACCTCCGAGCGCCAGCAGTTTCTCGACCCGGTCCTGCGTGGTATAGTGCTGCGTCAGGCAGATACCCGCGCTGTCCAGACACATATCGAAGTGGACATAGACTGCCCGACAGGTCTTGTCAGGTTTTTCAATTGCGATAATTCCTCGTGTTGACATATACTTACTCCTGTTCTTCTCTTTCATCATTCATCTCATTATACGAAAAAAATCTCTACGTCTGCACCTTCAGGGATTTCATAAAAAGCCACCACATCCGTAGTATAAACAAGCCAGTCGCAAAGATGTTTACCCGTCCGGTGCATTCTGTGTCGAATGCGCCGTGGCAGGTTGGTGAACTTTTTATCTTGAAGTTTATCAATGCTCTTGATTATATCAACAGCATTTCCGGTCTCAATTTTGCGATATATTCTCATGTAGTATTTGTGCCTCTTTTTAGCTTTGTTTCTGGTCATCATTGTTCTCCTTATGCTCCTGTTTGAGCCAGTTGACAGTGTAGTCATAACAGCGTTCTTTTGTCTTGTCAATGTCGAATAATTCAGCAGTTGTCGGATCATAGCAAGCGAATTCCGTTCCGTCCGGTGCAATCCATCTGGATAAAAGGAGATCCCAAGGAGCCTCTTTTTGTAAAGAACTACGCCGTATCAGCCTTTCCGCCAGCTCATCCGGATGTTCGCAGAGCCATTCAAGGTTGGTTTGTTTTCTTGCAATTAAAGTAACATCAAGAGAAAACTTGCCGTTAATACACATCCACATACACTTCTTCGGGCCGTGATACAGTACCCCAAGCGTACCGTAGTTTTCTGGGATCGGTTTTTTTTCATACCAATATGCAGTCCCATCGGAATCAACCGCTGCCCACTTTGCCCACTTCGGGCAGTCATCACGTTGAAAAACTTCCTTTGTCAATTTTTTGCGCATTTGATTCTCCTTTCCTCTTTTTTGTTTAGTGGGTCTGAATGCAACGCACGTTCTGCAAACACACCGATGTAATAAAAATCTTCATCGCATAAACCGTCTGCATTAAACGCACGTTTCTCTGCAATCTTCGAAATGCGTTCAAGGCGTTCCTTCATGCCGGCAATCTGCTTTTTCAGCATTTTCACCTTGCATGAGTACCGCGAATTGTGTCTGGTTTTCATTCCGCCACCTCTATCGCGTCCCTTGCTGCCAGCCGGATTCGGTCTCCGTTGGTCAATGGCTCTGCGAAATCACACTCCCCATCAAACCAGGTATCAACTTTAATTTCCTTTACTTTGCACCAGTTTGGGTATACAAAGTGACTGCACTCTGGACATCTCCAAGTTCTAATCTTCTCATTCATTCCGCCACCTCGATTGTTTCTTTGGCAATCCACCGGATGTTTTCAATGCCGTTCAGCATCCGCGATCCGTATTCTTCGTGGCGGGCTTTCTCCGCCACCGTAAGGATTTTGCTCAAAGTCTTTTTCAGCTTCTGGATCGTCTTCTTTTGCTGGCGCACTTTGCTTTCCAGCAGGACTTCCCGGCGCGGTTTAGATTTCGTCATACCGTTTTTGCCTCTGGTAAGATTTTTCCACATTCACAGGCGCGGTGGAACTGATTCGCCAGCTTCACAATCTCCGGAATAGAGAACAGATTTTTTACTTCCTCGTCATCCACAGATTTTCCAGCACGGAGTACATGATAGAGTAGTTGGCAGAAAATTTTCTTGTCGATTTTCATATTCAGCGAACCGCACCAGAGCGGCCAGCAAGCGAAATCTATATCCGCTCCGGTCAAATCAGCGTTGATTAAAAACGCTCCCCTTAAATCCACATGACTTAAAACCACATAACTTAAATCCACATGACTTAAATCCGCTCCGGACACATCCGCTCCGGACAAGTCGGCGTGGGATAAATTCGCATGTGAAACGTAAGTATGCCTTAAATCCGCTCCGGACAAGTCGGCGTGGGATAAATCCGCGTGGGAAAAGTTGGCGTGGGATAAATCTGTGCCGGATAAATCCGTGCCGGATAACTCCGCACCTGACAGACTGATATAGTTGTTCACTGCACATTGAACGGCCTCTTTGACTGTACTTGCGTCATTAAACACAAGCGGTGTAAGATTTTTTCTTTTTATTTCGATCATTTTTCATTTTCCTTTCGACTTGTTCGATTCTCTGTCGTTTTAGGCTGCGATTTTCAGTCAATCCCATTCATGATTCGCCTTGACTTTCAATCGCAATTCTAAAACGTTTCTGTGATTCGTATTTGCTTCCATCCGGATTCCGTCCGGATGATTCCGGGAACGGATACGGCGGTTTCTGCTTCGCGATCCGTTTCGGGTTCCCGGTTCATGCCGTTGCGCATGGATTCTTCCCGCGCGATGGTTTTGTCTGCGTCGTCCATGGTTATTCCTTCTCCTTGCCAACCTTCGCGACGTACCATTCGGCGTCAGTCCTGCCGATTGGACAGGTCAGCTTTTTCGGCTCTGTCATGGTTTCGATATGGCACTTGATCGGGCACATGATGCAAAAGCTGTGCCAGACGGGCGGCGGCGGATTTTTCTTTGGCATTTCAGTTCTCCTGATAGTCCGACGGCTGCCAGTTTTCGGCGTCGTCGGTAAGTTCGTAGTTGAGTTCAAAATCGCAATCTCTCATCTGGTGATTCTCCTGTCCGGGTGATTACATGCGATAAATCCACACATTTCACAAAGCCGTGAATAACAACGTTCTCCGTATCTTTTTCGAAGCTGTTCACGGGACAGATTGCATGTAAAATGCGTTCTTGCGCCGCGGTGGATGAAAGCGTCGTAGCGCATTGGTATGACCTTGTCGCGCATCACGTCGCAGAAGTTTCCATAGCAGGCGTATTTCTCCGCTTCCGTGCCGAGATCGTCGATTATTAAATCATTGAACGTTTTCGGAATTTCGCTCCAATTAGGAACACTAACGCGGCAGAATTCGCGGAATTCAACCGGGTTTCCGTCGCTGTAACTCCACGCATCGCCGAAATCCGATGCGGGAATCATGGTGATTTGCTTGATGTCATGCAAAAACTGCATCCGGCGCGACTTCCCGCTTCCGGTTCCGCCGGTCAGAAAAATACCCTTCCGGCTTTCCCTTGTAACGGTTTTTGCCAATGCCCGGACGAGTGTCGGCGGGTCATCAGGGTCAATCCCTGCCGCTATCAAATCCGCCCGGATAATGGGCTCATATTTCCGCCAGCGTTCTGCCGGTTTCGGGTCAGAAATAGTGGTCGTCATCTGCTGCATAATCGCTCCGATCTGGCATATGCTTTCCATCCTGAAACTCTCCTTTCGTCCTGTTGTTCTGCGCGGCTTTGGCTTTCTCCCGGTCGCGCATCAGCCATGCTTTGAGGTCAAGCGCAACTGCTCCGACGGGCATTCGGTTGCGTTGACCGTTTATTGTCCAGTCCTTGCGCATCCGGTCGGTGAAATAGGCGTCCGCCTGGTCCCTGGTGCATGGCAAGCCACACATCGGCATTCTGGAAATGGCAAGGACTTCATCGACCGACTTCGGATAATCCGTCTGTAACGGTGTTGTAACGCTGTTTTTTTCGAAAGTGCGCGACTTTTCTTTTACCCCCGTAAGGGGGTTTTCTTTTCTGTATTCTGTATTCTCCGGCGTTACATTTCCGTTACAACCGCCGGAAGATTCCGTTACATCGCCGTTACAATCGCGTTTCATTTCCGTTACATTGTCATTACAGTCAACGCCCGCGCGGTGTTTCTGAACGCGTTCTTTTATTGTATCACGCTCATTTTCAGCACGTTGCAAGCGTCTGCAAGTGATGGTGATCACCTCTGTAACATTATCCGAACAATCGCCGAACTTTTCCGTTACATCGCCGTTACAATCGCGTTTCATTTCCGTTACAATGTCCGCAACGTTGTTTTCTTTCAGCTCTTTCAGAACCGACGCCATCTCTTTTTCCGAACAGCCGACCAGTCCTGCCAGCCTTTGCAAAGTACCCGAAATGCAACTGATCCTTCCGCGAACGTGCATAGCCATAATCAATTCGAGCCATGCTCCCCGTGCGGACAGCGACAGTATGCGAGTATCTATACTCCAGTCAATCGGGTAAAACTGCATATAAGGCATTTTATTAGCCATTCTGCGCCTCCTGTTCCAAGATGTACGGAACGTTCTGATAGCTGGCGAAGAATGCGTCGATTTCCGCGTCCAGCGACGCGATTTCCGCCGCGATTCTTGCCTTGTCTGGTGTCGGTGTGGGTTGAGAGAGAAACGCGGTCAGAACGCCGCGCAGCGCATCCGAACTCATCCCGAAATCAGCATCTATCGAAAACCGGACAAGATGGCAGGATTTGCGCATTTGCTTTCCGCGCTGTTTTCCTGCCACTTTGCCCTTGCCTTGCGAAATTGCATCCCGGACCATGCCAGCGATCGTGCGCCCGGTGATCCTTTTGCGTTCCCGGAGCGCGTCGACCTGCCATTGTTCCAAGATGTACGTCATGTCAAACCTCCGCGGACTGCATCCAGCCGACGGTATGCTCGATCAGTCCGGACGTGTTGTTGACGATGTAGTCTTTCCACGCCAGCGGAAGTTTGTCCGCGTCGTCAATATCCATGTTCAGTTTTCTGCTTTCGCGCAGAAACTGTTTCACATCGTCGACCGTGCAGGGTGCGCCGGACTTTTCAATGTATTTGGCAATGACTTCCGAATACACGATTGCGCCGGTTGCTTTCGCCGCCGGCTTCTTTTCTTCCGCCGGCTTATCTTCCGCTTTTTCCGGTTCCGCTTTTTCCTTGCGTATTCCGAGCTTTTCTTTCATGGCTTCCGTCTTGCTCTTTTTTTCGCAAACTTCCGAAACCGCCGCCGTCGGGGTAACGTCGATCACTTCACCGTCCATGATTTCCTCTTTGACGTACATGCCGCCGAGGATTCCGGGAAAATATTTTCTGGCGAACCGCGCAATGGCACGATAGAAAAGTTGGAGTTGAGGGTCTTCCGCCCAGAGCGTGGAGTTCCGGGTCAGACACTGCGTCATTTTGAGAGTGTATGAAATCTCATGCCCGCTGTTCGTGGTGGCGCGCAGCGTGATTCCGAGCCCCTCTTCATCTTCCGGTTTCCACGCCGGGACTTTGTACGTTGACGGGTTGCCATACTTGTCCATTTTCGTTTTGCTTGCTCTGGTTTCAAACTTTCCGAGGATCTTGTCCCAGTCCCCGAAATATTCATCGGAAATGAAACCGTCGCGGACCGGAGCCCAGCGGTCAATGATCGACTTGACCGTTTTCCCTTCCAGAGAAAGCGGGGAATCCGCCGAAACTTTGTACAGTCCCGGAGCCAGCAGGACCGGATTCATTTCCCATTGAAACGCCAGCTGCTGGAGCGCGTAACATCCGTATGTGTCGCCCCTGAAAAGCGGCGGCATCAGCGGGGATTTCGCCATCATACCCGCTTTTTCCATAAAAAATTGATCGAGTTTTTCGTCAAATGCCAGCCGGTCCAGCCGGGTTTGCATTTCCGCCGGAACTGCGGCCGGCGCGTTGGTGTTTTCGTGTTTCACCACAGAGTTTTCATTTTCCATATCTTAATCCTTTCTGTCAAGAGACTTTTTTCAGTTTCAGAATTCGTGCGCCGGGTTTGACGGTTTCAACCGTGAATTGCCCGATCAGGTCATCCGTTACCGCATCCGGCGGCAGAACCGTCCGCACCATTTTTTCCCAATCCGTGATTTTGGAAACGGAATCGCGGTTGCATTTCCAGGTCAGCAGCGGTTTTCCCGAACTGTCAACCAGAATTTCTGCATTTTCGCAGAACAGCTTGATTTCCTTCGCAAGCTGGTCTTTTTCATCCGTCGCGGTTTTGCACAGTGCGGCGACCTCACGGTACCGGGCGATTTTTTTCAGCATTTCCGCGTCTGCGGTTTTGACTTCGCCCGGACTGCCACGCCATATTGCGCTTAAATCGTCCTGTAAAGTAATCGGCGGCGGCATGTCTTTTTCAACATATTCGCGCCAGAACTCCATGCACTTCGCCGACTGGAATTCCGCCAGATCGCGGTCATATGCGATATTGTAATCGCGGTATGTGTTCCCGCCGATCAGCACCGCCAGCACCGCGTCATGATAGCCGGTTACGTGCATGTAATGCTGTACCTGCGTCATGTAGTAATCGGGGATCTGGTCCGTCCCGCTTTCGCCCCAGTCCGCAAGGGAGAAGGCGTTCGACGTTTTGCATTCCAGAATGCCGCCGCCGACTATGTACCTGTCGATGTTGGCGACCAGTTCCGGGTGTTCCTTGTGGCGGAACATTTCATTTCGCCGCTGTACCTTGACGCCGTGGCGATTGGAAAATTCATCCGCGATCACCTGTTCCAGAACGGTTCCGAAATGCTGGTACTCCGTTTCCGGCTTGTCCGCCGCCCGCCCGGTCTTGTCCTGCCAGATCTGATAAGGCGTTTTCCATTTGGAAAGTCCCATAATCGCCGCGACGTCCGAGCCACCGATGCCCGACTTGCGCCGGGCGAGAAATTCAGTTCTGTTCATTTTCATTCCCTTTCGTTTTAAGTTGTTTCACCAGCGGACAGCCCGCCGGACGTTCTTGTTGATGATCCCCCCGACAAAGAGGATCGCCATAAGCACCAGAAACGGGGCTGTAACCGTCAAGGTCAAAAGCAGATACTCTTTCATCTGCTTATCCTCTGCGAATGAATCCGGGGACGGACAAGATCCGCCCATCCAAGATGCACTCCGGATGTGTCGTATCCGGGTAAACAAGGTCATGACGGTTCGGAAGCGCATCTGTCACCATCGGCGAGACGATATACAGGACTCCATCCTGCGGGGGGGGAAGTCCTTCAGCTTCCCCGTATGTAACGGTACAGACGCCGTTCGCGTCGAATTCCGAATCATTTTCCGGCACGCGGCATACACCAGCAGAGGGGTAAGTCGCGCCGTTGGCCAGGTCGATTATTGTATACGGCGTGAGATTCACAAATTTCATAATTTTACCTTTCTTTCTGCCGGATGCCCGGCGGTGATTATATGTGAACCCGGCACCGTGCCGGGTTGTCAGTCAAAAAAAAGTTTTCACGGTGAAATCCTTAACATCCGTTCGCAGTTTCGACGGGGATTGTGCCGCCGTGGATTTGCTACGATTTTCAAAGAACTGCTGTTGTTGCCGGGTCAGCTCCCGGACGGTTCACAGGTCGGTCGGAAGTC